CACATGGTTTTCCGGTTCCCCAAAAATATCAGGCCGAAATATAGGCTAAGTTCTGAGGGGAAACTGGGGTTAAGGTTTTATTATATTCTTTTTTTTTAAGTCTCTTAAATCACCCTATTAGTGCGCGCCTGAGGGAATGAGGGAACCCCATAATCGTGTGGAGAAGAAGAAGGAGGAGGATTTTTCTTCTTCTTCTTCTCCTTCCCTTGCTTGACATTACGGAAGCCATACATTATACTGTCATCATATCAACAAGCAAGCTCAGGAGTCGAGTATGGCAAAGCCAGGACAACTACGCGCACTTACCCGTGAGGCCGCGTGGAAGGCGAAGCAGATGTATGAAGAGAGGGATGGCAGAGGTCGCCGGAAGCACACCATTATGGAGATTGCTGACTTCCTCGGTGTAGGGGAAACGACCGCTTACCGCGCCATAAGAGCTATTGGGCCTTACATGACGCTGCCGGAAGTCAAGACGGAGGAACAGCTCTCCGCCGACGCTGCCGAAAGCCTCATCAAGCTTCAGCGGCTTCTCGCGGAAACACCGGAGGGAAAGGAGCAACGGGAATATCCAATGCCAGAGCTGCCAAAGGGAAATCGAGAGGGGCTCTCAGCGACCGAACGGATGCAACAGGCCGCCCGCGAGCTGCGGGAGAAAGAGCAACAGGGCGATAAGCTCCTCAGTGAACTAACCGGAGATAAGCATGACTGAAGCAAACCATTCCTCTTGGACGGAGGAGGATGAAAAGTGGCTGACCTCTGCGCGCGACGTGCAGGAGTTCCTTTATCCCGTCGCGCGCAGGCATGGTCGCGCGATCTTCTCTATCGTGATGAACGTAGGACTGGCGCAGCAGGCCCTCACGAAGGTTGCTTCGCAAGGTCGCGGCAATCAAGCCCTCGCTAAGGCAACCCGCATCCTGCAGGTCGTCCTCGACGATCTCGCGCAAAGAGCAATCCGCGGGGCAGGGGCACTCCCTGAGCATTACATAGCCTGCCTTAGCGACATAAACCTAAGGGCCGCACTCACCAACGCAGGGGGAGATGCAAAGGTGTCCAAGAGCGGGATCATCCTCAACTCGTAAGCGGCCAAGGCCGCCGACCAGATGAGGAACCCTCATTAAGCGCCCTCAATGCGACCGAATCGAAGACTTCATCGCCAACCCCACATTCCTTCGAGACAAAATCCGATGGATGGGTTATACTACAATAATGGCGCAATGGTGCGCCGGGTTAAGGAGACTCACATGTATCGCATTACAGGATGGCCGCCGGAAGGTGGGCGGGAGACGATTTACCTGCAGGAGTGGGAAGAGGTCCAGATGCTCGTGGCGTGGCTGGAGGAAGACATGTATCGGGCGATCAGGGTAGTGAATATGGAGACCCTGAGCGAACCGATCAGCTGGAGCGCCTCATGATAATCCGCCTGATCGCAATTGATCCACGGCCAAGACGGGCTGAGGATGATGTTGTTGTTTATCAAGTCCCCGAGCATTCTCGCGCTCATGAATTGCTCGCTGAGCTTCTCAACGGCGCAGGGATTGAATGGGCTGTAATCGGAGCGCCGACACCGAAACGAAAGGAGGCTTCACAATGAAAATCAACACACTTCCAGTGGGAGTATCACCAGTAAACGCAGCAGTCACTTCCCGAGCGCGCATCGACGAAGCTTGGGAAACCAACGCCCTTCGCACAGACTGGTCAGGACTCGAAGACGTTCTCCGGCTGATTCTTGTTTGCTACCGCGAAGGACTCCTCAACCCATATGAAGCGCTTGCGAGAACAGATGAGGCAGTTGCGGCTTTCACCAAGCGCGGATACGAACTTCTATAGGAGACTCAAATGAAGCTGCAATTCGCCAAGGAAGTCAAGCACAGTGTGGTCTATGAAGTCACACCGGACACGCCGCCCGCAGCGGTGCTGACGCGCTCGATCTACATCACGAAGGCATGGCTGGCTACTCACCCGAGCAAGGTGAACGACCCCTCCGGCTGGCCGGTGGAGATCGAGCTGGAAGGGAGGGTAGTGGGATGAGCCTAAAGCGCTTAACCTTCCCTCTTGAAGAGGTAATCGCCGCAAGCGAGGAAGGGACTGGCTTCTGCTTCGCTTGCGGCGAAACGCAGAGCGGAGTCGAGCCTGACGGCCGCGAGTATGCTTGCGAGAGCTGCGGAGCGGAACAGGTATTCGGGGCGGAGGAAGTGCTCCTGCAGGGGAGGGCTGTATGACCTATACCCCCGACGCTTACCGCGAGGAACTCGCCCAGCGGGAGTTCGAGTCTGCTCACGCTGACAAGAAAGCAGAGTGGTTAGAGCGTTACTGTCGGCGGCTTCTCGATGAGCCGGCGTCCCTTCAATGGCTCATCGAGGGGTATCAGCCAGAGATCTGGACAGACCTCGCGCTCGTGCTGCGCTTGAGGAACTGCAGTTCTGCTCCTCTTGTGGAGGAGCTGAGAGCGGCCCTTAACCGCGTCCACGAGAAGCTCCTCAGCGCGATGGAGAGGACACAGCAGTGATTTCTAAGACCTACGCTTTCTTAGCCGCCCTTGCGGTCTGGGTAGGCTTCGTGCTGGTCGAGGCTCTCACTCAGCTGATTACCCGGCTCGTCGAGTAACCCTTTCTTGACGCCGGGCGAATCGTGCATCATACTGCGAGCGTAATTCAATGGGGAATCCGGGAAGTGCCCCTGAATATAGACTTCCCACTTTGATTAGGAGATTGTGATGAGCGAAGCTCAAACTGCGGAAAGCACGAAGTCCAAAACCCCTGTCGTGATGGTCAGGATGGAAGATGGCCGGGAGATTGGCTTCGCGGGCAAGAAGAAGATCCTGAAGGAATACCTGATCGACGACTCGAAGATCCTCGTGGACGGCAAGACGGTAACGCTGGAGGAAGGCGCCGTCAAGCTCCGGATGGACTTCCGCGACGGAGCGACCCGCACCTTCACGCTGAACCCGAAGATGCTCCCCACTTACGCCGGCCACGGCGCGAGCCAGAAGTTCGGGGATGAGTTGGCTTCCCCTGCTTCGAACCCCCTCAGCGAGGAAGACATGGTTCTCGCTGTCGAGGAACTCGACAAGCAGATCAACAAGGAGGAAAGCTGGACGGTGATCAGCGAAGGCGGCTCGGGTTTCTCTGGCGCCTCTGTCGTGGTCAAGGCGATCTGCGAGGCCTCCAACAAGGCTGTCGAGGATGTCAAGGCGTTCCTGCAGAAGAAACTGGACGACGCCAAGGCGAAAGGCGAGAAGCTCTCTCGCAAGGACCTCTACGATTCCTTCCGCAACCCGAACAGCAAAGTCGGGCAAATCATCAAGCGGATGGAAGAAGAGCGTCTTGCCAAGACCGCAAAGGTGGACGCCGACGAAGCGCTGGCGGAACTCGGCTAAGCAGCTCCGAGTGCTCCATGAAGCCTCTCCTTTCGAGGAGGGGCTTTTTAGAGTGCCCTAAGCGTTGAAATGGTCCTGTAGAGCACTCAAAGAGCAGGGCGCTTATACAGGCGCAACTAGCGGGGAAGCACAGTAGGGTCTAACCAGCCCTGTAAAAGCTTCCAACGGTTAACCGAGATAGAGCGCCGCTATAAGCGTCCCTACGCGGGGTAGATCAGTGGCAGATCGTGAGGCCCATAACCTCAAGGTCGGGGGTTCGACTCCTCCCCCCGCATCCAGTTTTATAGCACTCCCCTCCAGACTGCGGAGTGCTGTTAGCCGACCGGACTGAACCTCCGGCCCCCGGCGAGTCAGGTAGAGACTGAGCCTCCCTCCCTGGCGGCGACGGCCCGAAGGACGAAAATACCCTTCGGGCCTCGCTTTGTATGGGGGAGGCGTATGAGGGAAGGGTTGTTGGCGTGGGGCCATTCCTTTCTTGCAATTCCGCTAGCCGTCCATTATAATCCGATAATGGCCGGTCGCATGATTGGCTCACTTCAGGAGGCTCAAATGGCAAGACGACTCACCTTTCCCGCACCTCGGCGAATGTCCATCGAGATCACTGGCGGGCGCTACTACACGAAACCCTGGACCGAGGAAGCTGTCCAGGAATACCTCAGTATCGGCGGCTGGTTCCTCAAGGGCCGGCACGACTTTGCTGACCTGCAGGCCGCGCGAGCGGCCGGCGCTGAATAGGAGGCTCTATGTCCACCCTTGCATCTGAACCCTCTGACGACGAACTCCGTCAGTTAGAGTCCGAGATCGACTCTGCCCTCAAGCAACCCCCTGCGTGGGAGAATCCGCTGGAGGACCTTTACACCGATGCGATGTTAAATCGCACTAAGCTCCGCAAGCCGGCGAAGTCTCTTGACCCCTCTCTCCGCGACGCCCTACGCATCGCTGAGGAAAAGCTTCGGCAGCTCTACACAGACCCCGCGAACTGGAAGCGAACGCGAGGGGTCGCCCTTATTGACAAGTCCAGCAAGACCCTCCTCGGGAACTTCTCCGAATATCTCCATCGCACCATGCCTAACACCCGAAAGCTCCTCCGCGAGCATCAGCCAATCAGTATCGAGGCAACGGAAGAGATGGAGGGGTATCTCGGGCACGACCTTGATCGGCGTCTTCGCGGAGTGACCTGGGATCGAGAGGCCGAAGCAATAGTCCACGTCACCCTCGACGAGCTGATGGTCGAGGCGCCGAACGTGCGCCTGCGGGCTTGCCTACAGCTCTCCACGATCATCCGGGTGGAGGTCTTAGAGGACACACAGTTTGCCTGTCCCTCCGGGAATGTTCTGATCAAGCTAGGGGCGGGGACGAACATCTGGCAGGCCGCCAGCGCGGACACCAAGGCGGCGATCAGAAAGGCGGTGCTATGATCTTCCGCGCACGACGCTGGGGCAGCGACTGCTGGACCCTAATCACGGTTGGGAGCGAGGCGGACGGCGACCCGGACGAGGAACTCGAACACATCCTCGCAGCAGGTATCGCCAACTCCTTCTTCTCCCTCGACCTTCACATTCAGTTTCAAGACACAGATGGAGAGTGGGAGGATCTGGAATGAGAATTCCTGGATGGGATCGCTTAGATGAGGAGCAACAGGCACTTGTCGAGTGGCAGTATCGCTTCTGCGGGGGCTTCAAGAAAGCTTTATGGGAGGCAATCATGCGCGCAGACGATAATAATATGGAACGTCTGCGCTTAGGCTTTCCTGTTGAGGTTGCTGCTTACTTGAAGTATAGTAGAGTTCCTAACTACTGGCAGCAAACGGTGAAGCTTGCCGTCGGGGACGTAGAGGCAGGCTATTAATGCCTCGCAAACCTAACCTCGATCCAGTCACCCGCCTGGAGCTAAAGCTCCCGGAGAGCCTCCGCGCGCGGATCGACCTCCTCCTCTTCTCCCCTCTAGAGGGCCGCGTGCCTCAGGGAAAGTATCAGGAGTTCTTCGTCAGCCGCATTAAGGAGTTCTTCGATCACCGACGGCTTGACCTTACCCCTTATGGATTCCCTACGGGCTACTTCGTAGTCGGCCCGAAGGAAATGCTTGATGCACTGGAAAGGAGCTTGCGCGATGCCCGCACAGACGCCTGAGACCCTCGCTAAGCTTGCCATCTGGCGGCAGAAGGCGGTGGAGGGGACACTCACCCTGGAGGAACAAAAGGAAGCCATCGCCCTGATGCGCGCGGATCGCCGCTCCGCTTCAGCCGTGAGTGACTCCTCTCGCCGCGCTAAGGCAAAAGCACTTGTGCCTTCAGCTGATGAAATGCTAAATGAACTGGGGGAACTATGACTCGTCCACCGTTTCCTGAAGTGCTCGACTCCACCATCATGGCAGCGTTCCGCAGCTGCCCCCAGAAAGCGCACCTGGAATTCTTCCAGCACTGGAAAGGGAAGGAGCCGAACGTTCACCTTCACGCCGGCGCCTCCTACGCGAAGGGGTTGGAGGTCGCCCGACGAGCTTTCTACGAAGAGGGAGAGACAGAGGAGGATGCTGTAGCGCAGGGAATAGGCGCCCTCCTTCGGCACTACGGCACCTTTCAGTGCCCTGTGGACTCTCCAAAGTCCGCCGAGCGGACAGCCGGCGCGCTCGAATTCTACTTCTCTCGCTACCCGATGAGTGAGGACAAGGCGGAGCCGCTCACCCTCCCCTCAGGCCGGCGGGCAATCGAGTTCGGCGGCGTCGAGATTCTCCCAGAGATCACCCATCCAGAAACCGGCAACCCTCTTCAGTACTCCTGGCGTATGGATATGGCTTGTCGCCTTGGCAACATGACCCTCGGAGAGGACGACAAGACCGCTTCCCAGCTCGGCGCCTCTTGGTCGCGCCAGTGGGACCTTCGCAGTCAGTTCACCGGATATGTCTGGGGAGCTGCGCAGAACGGAGTGAAGCTTGATGGCTTCCTAGTTCGTGGCGTCTCTATCCTCAAGACGAAATACGATACCCTTGAGGTGATTACTTATCGCCCCGACTGGCAGATCGAGCGGTGGTATGCTCAGCTCATCCGTGACATTCGCCGGATGATCAGCTGTTGGGAGGAAGGCTATTTCGATTTCAACCTTGATCACGCGTGCACAGAGTATGGTGGCTGCATGTTCCAGCGAGTGTGCCTCAGCCGCGATCCAGAGCAGATCCTCAACGGTCTCTATGAGCGGAGGAAATGGAATCCGGTCACTCGAACGGAGACACTACTATGAGTCCACTAGAAGCGAGCGCGCGAGAAGCAGCAGAACAAGAAGGCGCCCTAAGGATGCTTAAGGCTCTTCGCCCAGAGTGCGCCAACAGCCTTACTAACGCCTTCATCCTTGGCTTCCTACACGGCACGATCAGGGGCGCACAGCAGGCTCATGAAACAGTGAGACACATCCTTGGAGCGCCCGAGGATGCGCCTCAGTGAATTCTTCTGCCTCCTCCTCATCGTCCTTCTCGTCATCATCTGGCGACTCCGTGGAACACTGTTGGGTGGATGATGAAGGAACTTTTCACGAGCAGTATCGCGCTCTCGTATTCGTCGGGAAAGCTTACCTGGGGGAGTTCTTCTTCGACCCCGGTGAACAGCCTGCTCTTCGTCACCGCCGTTCCGGTGTCGCTTACTACTGTTCCTCTTGTGGAGAGGTATGGGGGCGAGTTGTCCTTAGCGATTCCGCAGGGGTGCAGATGCGGCTGGATGTTGAAGTAGTCGCCTGCGAAAGGCACGATAGTCAGTGGGAAGTGCCAGGGTCACTCCTCGGAGCGGGTTTGGACGGACTGTTAGAGCTTCTGCCCCCGGCGGCTATTCGTCGGGAATTTACTCTCTACCTGAATAGGACACTCAGATGAACGCAGCTGCCCCCACCTATCAAGAACTCCTCGCGCAGGGTCTCGCCGGCCCTAACATCCTCCTTAACGGGGAAGCAGGCACCGGCAAAACCTACGTCCTCGGCACCCTTGTAGAGTGGTGCGCGGAAAACGAGAAGGAGTGCTTCTACCTTGACATTGAAAACTCCTTAGAGACGCTCCTTGGGTTCTGGACTGATCGCGGAAAGCCAATCCCCGAGTGTCTCCACTGGTGTCAGGTCGCCACGCCGCCGGTTTCCCTTAACCAGCTCCTCAAGGCCGCAAAGGACACAGGGGAATTCTCCTACGAGACTCTCACTAAGACTGTTGACGCAACGCGCGGCCAGAACAATCACTTCTGGAAGATCTTAGGGATGATGAGCGACTTTAAAGACGGCCGCACAGGGAAGGCCTTCGGCTCGGTGGATAAGTTCGGAGTCAATCGAACCTTCATGCTCGACTCCTTTACTGAACTCTCGAACGCCGCGGCCAAGATGGTGATCGGCGCTAAGCCCACGATGGCGCCACCAGAATACGGAGTCGCGCAGAACCACCTGATGAACTTCCTGCGGCTCTGCACCCACGGGATGCCCTGCACCTTCGTCATGACTTCCCATCCAGTTAGAGATAAAGACGAGATCAGCGGAGCAGTCAAAACTACCATCAAGACCATCGGGACGGCAATCCAGCCGGAGATTCCCCCACTCTTCTCCGATGTGATCTACACGGTGAGGGAGGCGGATAAGTTTTACTGGGATACCGCCGCTTACGGAGTCGTCACTAAGACCCGCAGTCTTGGCTACCGCAGCAAGATCGAGCCGAACTTTGCGCAGATCATGGAGCTGTGGAAGAAACGAGGCGGGAAGTGAGGCACAATGACGAAACAAGGAGAGCTGATAGTGGTGAGCCGCCGAAAGGCGGCGCGGCAGCGGTTAGTGATGTTTCATCTCGGGCTACTCCTGGGGGGACTGGTAGTGATTCCTCTCGTGATGACTCCACCCGATTCTCACGCGACGAAGAGCTACACGATTCCTGCCGCACTGATTGAAATCGGGAGATATGTCTGCGGCGAGCACGGCGGCTTCGCTGGCGCTCAGGCAGTCACTCCCTCTCGCTTTCGGTTCGAGTGTAGAGATACAACCGCGATTGAACATACAGTTACGTTAAAGTGACGGCTGTTATCACGGGATAAAGGACGGCGGAAAAGGAAGCATACCATGAACAGTGTCGAAAACCCGGAACTCTCGCATCTGTGCGACGTGACCGCCGAATATGACCGGCTGGTCCAAGTCAACGCCGAACTGGTAGCGGCGCTAAAGGCATGGATGAAAGCAGCGAACGGTGATGGAATTGATGTGCATAACTTGGTCCGACTGTGTGCAAAGTCGGAAGCCGCCATCGACGCCGCGCTGGAGGGGAAATGAGCGCATACATCACTCGTTGGTGCCAAGAACATGATGAATGGGATGAGGATATGGATAATCCCTCAGAGGGGTGCCCTGCGTGCATTGCGGAGGGAAAGTTTAAGACGCGAGCACAGTTAGAGCACGAGCTTGCCGAGGCGCGGGCCGAGAACGAGCGGCTGCGGGCTGATGCGCCTTAACTGGAGCAATGAAATGGACAAAGACAGAACTGCAATATGCAAAATTGTGAGCAAGATGCTGGACAACCCCGACAAGGTAGGAATTTATCCGACCAGCACAGCCTACACAGAGCTTGAGCATTACATCGAGGGCGTGAGAGCAGAAGCTATCGGATGGATGCACACTGATGCCTGCACAATGCTTGACCGTGGTGATGACCCGCGCTTGGCAGAAGTGCCGGATATTTACTCACGTGCGATGGCCGACTTAGCAACATAAATTCAGAGAGACCACCGCTGCTCTCTGTCTTATCACAGCGGCGAATACAGTTAAACCTTAAGGAGACTTACCACTATGGACACTAACCTATCCGCGTT